GCAGTTCATTGCCATAGAAACCAAGGCTGGTAAGGGGAAGACGACTGCGCTACAAGAACGAGAACTATCACGCATCAAGACAAATGGTGGCACTACGTTTGTTATCAATGAAGATAATCTCGATGACTTAGGACTTTATTTTATGACGTTTGATGACGACGGGAGATGCTGATGAGAGCAAAGAAAGAGTATGAAAGATGGTGTGCATTAGAAAGAATGTGGGAGGAATCTCGATTTGGTGCAATGCAAGAAAAGGCATATATCGCTGGGTTCAGTAAAGCGATAGAATTAGTTGAGCAATCTTTAAAAGGAGAAGTAAATGAACAAATTGAAAACCTTCCGTCAGTTGAGAGCCGTCGAGAACGAACCACGGAAACCATCGTTCCACTATGCCGTGGAAACTAATTCAAGATTTGTGTGGACAACGGGCGCAGACGTAATGAAGACATGGAAACGTCACGGGTTTGTTCCACCTACTGAGTATCGTGACGATTACTTCTTTAAGAAGAATCGTGAGGGAAAGGAGAACAATGAGTGAGCAAGATAAAGAATACCTAGAAGCTTTGTATGCTGGTTTTGCTATGGTAGGTTTAGTAATCAACGGAGACTACTCTGCTGAAGAGATTCCTTCCCGAGCAAAACAGCTTGCAAAGTCAATGATGGTAGAAGAACCCGATAAGGGTATTGTTGCAGTAAAACGTCGTTTTATTAAAAAGGAGAAGTAAATGAAAAGAGTAAATGGTAGTAAAAAAATAGTAAATTATATTGCTAAACACCCTCATGCAAAACCGAAACAAGTAGCGTTAGCTACAGGCACGAACGTTAAGCTTGTCTACAACGTAGCATCAAGATTACGCAAGATGACCGAAGTCCATGAGAAAGAAGTAGATCGTGTAGCAGACATCGTAAATGCCGTTACACAGGGTCGTGGAAGATTAAGGATGCAAGGTGCTGATAACGTCAATCACCCAGCGCATTACAAAGTCGGTGGCATAGAAGTTATAGATTTCATAGAGTCTAAAAACTTTAGCTACAACCTAGGTAATGTAATCAAGTATGTTTCTCGTGCGGATCATAAAGGGAACAAACTTGAGGACTTAAAGAAGGCGCAATGGTATCTCACCCGTGAGATTAATAATTTAAGTAAGTAACCCCTAGGGAGTTAGGCTTCGGCTTTGCTCCCTATTTTTGTAACTATTGGTTTTGTTATTTAAGGAGAAGTGTGAATCTAATTGCCTTGGACTTTGAGACGTACTACGCTCAAGACTACTCGCTAACTAAGTTGACAACTGAGGAATACATCAGAGATAAACGCTTTGAGGTAATCGGTGTCGGTGTCAAGGTTGGCGAGGGCGAGACCAAGTGGTTCTCAGGGTCGCACATCGACATCCAAAAATACCTTTCCACCCTCCCGTGGAACGATTCTGCTCTCCTTTGTCATAACACTATGTTTGATGGGGCAATCCTTGCTTGGCGCTTTGGCATCAAGCCCTCTCTATATTTAGATACATTGTGCATGGGTCGTGCGGTGCATGGTGTAGAAGTTGGTGGCTCTTTAGCGTCGCTAGTTGAGCGTTACAAATTAGGCGAGAAAGGCAAGGAGGTTATCGAAGCCAAGGGCAAGCAGATAACTGGTTTCACCTCTTTAGAACTCGAGCGCTACGGCGAATATTGCAAGAACGATGTCGAGTTAACTTTTAAGCTTTTCCAAGTATTGTCGAGCGCGTTTCCAAAAGAAGAATTACAACTCATAGATTTAACTTTGCGCATGTTTATTCACCCCGTACTGGAGGTTGATGATGCGTTGCTGGTTCAGCGTTTGGACGAGCTAAAGCATGAGAAGTTACAGTTATTAGGGACACTCAAGGAGAAACTGGGGTGTGAGAACGAAGAAGCGGTGCGCAAGAAGTTAGCAAGCAACAAGCAGTTTGCCGAGTTACTACAAACATTTAACGTACCTGCCCCGATGAAAGAGTCCAAGACTACGGGCAAAGACACCTACGCTCTTGCTAAGAATGACGAAGGGTTCATTGCGTTGACAGAACATGAAGACCCGTTTATACAACAGCTATGTGCGGTGCGTCTTGGTACTAAGTCTACAATCGAAGAGTCAAGGATAGAAAGGTTCATTGATGTTGGTTCTCGCAATAAAGGTCGTTTGCCTATTCCTCTTAAGTATTATGGCGCTCATACTGGTCGTTGGGCTGGTTCTGACAAAGTTAACTTTCAAAATCTCCCCTCCCGTGATGTCAAAAAGAAGACGCTCAAAAATGCCGTTGTTGCCCCCGAAGACTACGTTGTAATTAATTGCGACTCCTCACAGATTGAGGCTCGTGTCTTAGCGTGGTTGGCTGGGCAAGACGATGTGGTTGAGCAGTTTGCTAAAGGTGAAGATGTTTACTCCATATTTGCTACATCAGTCTATGAGCGACCCATTAGTAAGAAAGATCCTATTGAACGGTTTGTGGGTAAGACCTGTATCTTGGGACTTGGTTACGGGACTGGCGCATTAAAGTTACAGCACACACTAAAGACAACACCCCCTGGGGTTGTGATTGACGAGACAGAATCCAAACGGATTGTGGATTTGTATAGAGAGAAGAACGCCAAGATCATCAGTTTATGGAGGAAAGCCGACAAAGCTATTGGGGATATGGCTAATTGGGAGGACATCAAACCATATTACCTTGGTAAGCACAGATGTTTGACTGTGACCAAGGAAGGTATAAAACTACCGAACGGGTTGTATATACGTTACCCTGACCTAAAACTCAATGATGAGAAAGCTAATAGCGGATACATATATCAGTCACGTAAAGGCCCCGTGTCTCTATGGGGCGGGTCTGTGGTAGAGAACGTAGTTCAAGCACTTGCTAGGATTATTGTGGGTCAACAGATGATTAAACTAACTGAGCGCTATCGCCCCGTGTTAACAGTTCACGATGCGGCGGTGTGCGTAGTCCCCGAAGACGAGGTAAATGAGGCTTGTGCTTGGATCGTCGAGGTCATGTCAAAGCCACCTGATTGGGCTAAAGGATTACCTGTAGCGTGTGAAGCACATTACGGACAGAACTACGGAGAGATGGAGGAATGGAAATGAGAAAAGTAAGCATACGAACAGTTGAAAATACTATTGGGCTGGCACGTAGTGTTGCTAATGGAACAACCAAATTTCCTTTTATGGGTTATTGCGCAGACTTGATGGAAAAGATGTTGGAAGAGATTAAACAGGCAAGAAAGGCACAAGAGAAATGACATTTTTAGTAGCCAACATACCCCCAGTAAAATGTTTTGTGCGTAAGGAGTTTCTCTATAACCACGAGAAGGGGCATGGAGAACTAGAGCCTTGTGTGTGGATAACTGCCAAGGCAATCAAGGGTCAAGCGTTTCGTATCGAGTCGATGCTGACCAACTACGGGGCGTTGTACGACAAGCTACCAATCCATGCCTATGTATGGAAAGAGGTAGCTGAGCCGTTGCCATTAGACCATTTACAAATATGGGATTGTCTATCGTATGACATGGCGGTGATTGAGAAGTCTAATTTAAGAGGGCTCAAGGTTAAGTTCTTTGGCAAGGACAAACAGTTTCACTTTGGTAATTACTTGTTTACCATTGACTTTGCCTCGCCCGAATCCAATAGACTAGATACTAGCTTTTCAGAGGGTGTTGAGGAGCATAAGAGCTATAACTTTATCCGTTTAGATAACGGGCAGTTTGCTTGTCAACCCAACAACCGATGCCTTTGGTACGATGTGTCGCTCGTACCAGCAGTTCTAAAGACTCCTGACTTTCGTATACCTACCGAGGTATATAGTGTTGAGAACCATGCTAAGTGGAGTGCTAAGGATGAATGGTTTTATAACTTTGAGGAGATTAAAACATGACAACTTTTACAACTGAAGATAGACAGAACGCATCTCCCCCACACATTGTGGATAGTGGTGCTAGTGTTAAAACCCTAGCGGATTACATCGAGCAGGAGACTCGTGAGGAGATGTTACGTAATCAAATGCACTTGCTACACGAAAGAGTTAAAGAATTAGAAATGGAAAATGTTAAATTAAAAAGAGAAATAGAAAATTTTATGAACGGAAAACGTTAATGTTTACTTGGTCATTCTCCTCTCTCAAAGATTACATTAATTGTCCAAGACAGTATCAAGAAATAAAGGTACTTAAGCGCTACATTAAATATCCTACTGAACAGATGCGTTATGGCACGGAGGTGCATAAAGCTTGTGAAGATTATGTAAGTGAGGGTACACCCCTAGCTGAAAACTATAAGCGTTTTAAACCAGCATTAGATTCTTTAGTTGAGATTTCAGGGACTAAATATCCTGAGCACCGCATGGCGCTGAATTATGACAAAGAACCATGTCAATACGGTAAAGGTTACTGGGTACGTGGCATAGTAGATTTACTAATCATAGACGGAGATCATGCATTTATTGTTGACTACAAGACTGGTAATAATCGCTATCCTGACCCTAAACAGTTAAAACTAATGGCGCTAATGACCTTTGCTCATTTTCCTGAAGTAATGGTAATTAAAGCTGGTCTACTATTCATAGTGCATGAAAGTTTTATGAGTGAAGAATACACTCGGGACGATATAAACAAGCTCTGGAGGTCGTTTGAAGGAGACCTTGCCAGACTCCAACTTTCGTACGAAAATGATGTGTGGCAAGCTAATCCTACCCCCCTATGTGGGTGGTGTCCTGTCAAATCATGTGAATTTTATAAGGAAAAATAATGCCTTACGTTACTAAACCAAGACCTTACAAAAAAGAATACCAACAACAAAAAACTCGTGGCGAACACGGTAACCGCATGGAGCGTCAACGGGCTAGACGAGGTATCGATAAAAAACTTCCTGACGGTAATGGCAATGGCAAAGCTGATGCACGAGAGGGTAAGGATGTAGCTCATCGCAAAGCAATGGATAAAGGGGGTTCTAATAAAGACGGAACATACATTACTACCGCCGCTAAGAATCGTTCATTTAAAAGAGACTCTAAAGGTAATTTAGTATCAGAAACAAGTAAGAAGGAAAGAAAGAAAAAGTAACTGCTGTAAGGCATGAGTGGGCAGTAGGGGGTTTATGATGACCCTACAACCATGTCAGTTGGGCGACGTTCGTGAAGACTGAGTTTTTCCCTTTCTAGAAACAGGGTTTGTTATCTCAGCTACTTCTCCTTGGCGTGACAGGTCTGACCGACTAACCCCCGTAAGGGGTTACGTTAATAATCTAGTAAAGGACAGTTGTGGAACTAATAGAACAAGAAGCATTACGCCTCACGGTACGGTCAGATTATGTGCCTTACATAACAAATTATCTTGAAAAAAGCGAGGTACTAAAAGATAACGGCAAGACCGCCGATATTGTGGTTCATTGGGGCATCAAGGAAATGCAACACATTGCTAAGTTTTACAGTGAGCTAAAACTTCCTTCACCGATGCTAAAAGAGTACGCCTGGCCCGGATTGTTCACACCATTCGACCACCAAAAAACAACCTCTGCGTTTCTATCACTACGAGACAGGGCTTTCTGCTTCAATGAGGCAGGTACAGGCAAGACCTCCTCTGTAATATGGGCGGCTGACTATCTAATGACAAAAGGGTTAGTCAAACGAGTGTTAGTTGTTTGCCCTTTATCCATTATGTATTCGGCATGGCAAGCAGATATATTTAAAACTGCTATGCACCGCACCGTTGCTGTGGCTTATGGTGACGTCAATAAACGCAGAAAAATTCTTAACGGCTCATATGAATTTGTCATTATTAATTACGATGGCGTAGGAATTGTTAGCGATGTAATATGTAAACTAGGGTTTGACCTAATAGTAATTGATGAAGCTAACGCTTATAAAACAGTTACTACCAAACGTTGGAAAACACTAGCTAAATTACTCATGCCCTCAACTAAACTTTGGATGCTAACAGGCACCCCCGCTTCTCAATCACCGCTAGACGCTTATGGTTTGGCTAGGTTAGTAGCACCCGGAAACGTACCTAAATACTTTACTGCGTGGCGAGACAAAGTTATGCATCAAATAACTCGTTTTAAATACGTGCCTAGACCTCATGCTAAACAAGAAGTATTTAGTGCTTTACAACCTGCTATTCGTTTCACCAAAGCAGAATGTTTAGATTTACCCTCAGTAACGTATCAAACTAGAGAGGTAGCACTTACCCCTCAAGTAAAGAAATATTACAGCGCAATTAAGAATCAAATGCTTGTTGAGGCAGCGGGTGAGCAGATTAGTGCTGTGAATGCTGCGGCAAAGTTAACAAAGCTATTACAGATTTCGGGAGGGGCTGTCTATACAGACACCCATGAAGTTGTGGAGTTTGATGTATCACCACGCTTAAATGCCCTTACAGAGGTACTAGATGAGACTGAACATAAAGTCATTATCTTTGTGCCATACCGCCACACCATTGAGTTGGTGGCTAAATACTTAAATGAACAAGGAGTCAGCAATGAAATAATTAATGGACAAGTAGCTGCTAAAGAACGAGGAAACATTATTAATCGTTTCCAAACCAATGAATTTCCACGAGTTTTAATTATTCAACCGCAAGCAGCATCGCATGGTGTGACTCTAACCGCAGCTGATACAGTAGTTTTCTGGTCGCCGGTTATGAGTGTGGAAACATACCTGCAATGCGTGGCTCGTATTGATCGTGTCGGTCAGGTTAACAAGATGACGATAGTTCATTTGCAAGGCTCTGAAATTGAAAGAAAAATGTATCAAATGTTGCAGAGCAAAATAGATAGCCATGAAAAGTTGGTTGATTTATACAAGGAAGAGTTAGGAATAAAAGATGAGTAATTTAGAAGATTTAGTAAAAGCGTACTTGACAATAAGAATTGAGCGTGAGAAGATTCTTCATGAGTATGAAGAACAAGATAAAAAATTAAAGGAAGACATGACCCTCATCGAACAGTCAATGCTTAGTGTATGTAACGATACTAATGCAGATAGCATTAAGACTCAACACGGTACTGTCATCCGTAAATTAAACGAACGTTTTTATTGCAACGACTGGGACAATTTTAGAAATTTTGTTCTAGACAATGAAGCCGTTGAACTGCTGGAACGTCGTATCCATCAGGGCAACTTTAAAGAATTTATGTCCGAGCATCAGCAAGATGGTTTGCCGCCCGGTGTAAATGTAATGCGGGAATTCGGTATAGTAGTCCGCAAACCCGCCTCTAGTTAAATTTAGTTAAAAGGAGTAGTTATGAGCACAGAATTAACCGCAGTAAATCTAAGCGCCCTAGCAACAACGGGTGGTCTTGACGAAGATACCTTAGCAGTAGCGGGTGGTAATCGCCAAGGAAATAAACGCATCTCTATTAAAGGAGGTGTATTCCGTAAATATACTGGTGGCAAAGAAATCGGTGCTATTGAAGACCGTCATATGAATGTCATCATTGTAAAGATGGCACACAAAGCCTCACGTATGTACTATGACAAAGGCTACAAAGAAGGAGAGAAGGTATCTCCCGCTTGTTGGTCTAGTGATTCAGAGACACCCGACGAGGGAGTTAAGAGTCCAGTCGCAAATAGTTGTACAGCTTGTCCAAACAGCGCAAAAGGTTCAGGAGATAACGGTTTAGGAACTAAATGTAAACTGTCATGGCGCACCGCAGTCGTGTTACCACAAGACCCAGCGGGTGATGTTATGCAGTTAGTTCTCCCAGCTACCTCAGCGTTTGGTAAAGAAGATAATGGTCGTTGGCCTTTCCGTCCGTACATTCAGCACTTGGCGTCACACAATGTGTCCGCCGGTCGCGTGATTACTAAGATGGCTTTTGATACAAAATCTCCTACGCCAAAGGTGTTGTTTGCCCCTGTAGGTGCTGTACCTGATGATCAGCTAGAGATAGTTGCCCGTCAAGCAAAGAGCGCTGCCGCAGAAGCTGCTATTAAACTCAATGTTTTCCAAACGGATAGCATTGCGGAAGAGGCAGTTGAAGTAGCACAACCTGAAGTTCCTGAACCAATTAAGCGTGACTCAGACGCTCCTGTTGGTGAAACGGCTAAGGATGTGTCAGCTATTGTTAAAAAATGGTCTAAAAAGACCGCTGCTGTTTAAGGAGTAGGGAATGCCACGGACGTACAGCCAAGAGTTTATCAATCAAGTAAAACAGCAAGACCCCAACGAGTCTGGTATTGCATTAGCACAAGCATGTGTTGGCGCTAATCTTCCAGCAAAGTATGTAGCGGTTGCGCTAAAAGTTACAAGAATGACAGTTTATAGCTGGTTCCGTGGCAAACCAATTCGTGATAAGAATAGAAAGTTAGTAGAAGTATTTACCGATCTAGTTGAAAGTGACACGGCTAAAGGGATGTTGCCCGCAAAGAACACTCAAGAAGCTAAGACATATATAGAGGAGATGATCGGGCAAAAGATTTAAACGACGAGGGAAAGTGCGTTTGTTACTAAACATGCTTCACATACATGTTGCGTGAGTACCTCACCTATTAACCAAGGCGGAGCAATCCGCCTTTTTAGACTCTGCGCATATGTTAAAACAATTTTACGAGAAAGCATTACCAAAGCAGGGTGTTTATTGCGTTAGCGGAATAGAACAAGAATCTAAAAAAATAATAAACCGTTTTGCAGAAACCCTCGACGATGTATTTAAACAAATTGAGAAGATTAAAAAGCAAGGATTAAACACTTATGTAGCATTAGGTTCATTTGACGGATTTAGTAGGAAGGCAGACAATGCGTTATTTTATCGGTCATTCTTTATTGATTTAGACTGCGGCGAAGATAAAGCTGCTGAAGGTAAAGGCTATGCTAATAAAGACGACGCTCTAGTAGCTTTAGATAAATTTCTTGAAGAGTCTGAACTACCCCCTCCTGTAGTCCTAGACTCAGGCACAGGCATACACGCCTATTGGATATTGGAAGAAGATGTACCCATCGCTGAGTATCTTCCTTATGCAGAAAAATTTAAGTCTTATGTATTAGCAAGAATAAAGGCTGATGCAGCGGTGATGGCAGATGCGGCACGGATTATGCGTTGCCCTGAGACTTTGAATTACAAGACTGATCCGCCATCAGAAAGTAAGATTCTTAGTGACGAGATTCATACCTATAGCTTTGATGCATTTAAAGAGTTTCTTGGCGAAGCTGAGCTGTCCCCTGATGATGTATTAGCGCATGTAAAGAAAGGGTTGGACGAAGAAACCCGCAAAGCGCTAAACATGGACAACTTTAAGTACGTCTTTGCGGAAATTGCCGAGAAGAGCCTTACTGGTACAGGGTGTAATCAGATACGTTACATGCTAGAAGAGCCTAATTCTGTGTCGCGGAATTTATGGGCTGGCGGTTTAACCATAGCCGTACATTGCGAAGATGGGGCGACAGCTATCCATCAAATGTCAGAAGACTACGAGAACTATAACCACAATGAAACAGAAAAAACTGCCCATTCTTTTAATGCTCCAAGAACCTGTGATTGGTTTATCAAAGAAGACTCAAGTAAATGCGAAGGATGTCCCCACAGAGGAAGAATTAAAACCCCAATCGTCCTTGGAAAAGAGTTCCAAGTTGCCGCCTCGCCAAGTAAAGAGGACGCAGTTTGGGAGGCACCGACTGCCCAAGAAGTTCCTGCTTTCCCAAACTTCTTAAACCCATTTGCACGAGGCATGCATGGTGGTATTTATTTTACACCCCCACCTAAGATAGATAAGAAAGGGGTAGTACACACCCAACAACCTATATTAATTCTGCCACACGATCTATATCCTGTTCAGCGCTTATATAGCAAGATAGATGGCGAGTGTTTAACAATGCGCTTAGTGTTACCTAACGACGGTGCGCGAGAGTTTTTGTTACCGATGAAAAATGTGTATGCACAAGAAGACTTTAAAAAGATTATGGTTAGTAGTGGCGTAATGCCTCAAACTGAACATATACCGCACTTAGCAAACTACGTAATTAAATGGGAACAATACATGATTAACTTTCAAAAAGCCGAAATAATGCGTATGCAGATGGGCTGGACTGAACCTAAATTTGATGGCAAGTGGGCTGAACGTTCTTTTGTAATTGGCAATAGCGAAGTTACAGCTGAAGGCAAAGTTGTTAAATCAGCTGCATCTCCTATGGTACGTATGATCTCACGCCACTTAAAACCAATTGGTTCATTTGACAAGTGGAAAGCCGCTGCTAAAGAGTTAAATAGGCATGAGCTAGAAATCCATGCATTCGGCATGTTATGTGGATTTGGGTCGCCTTTAATGGAGTATATGTCAACTTCAGGCGTTGTATTGTGCCTTACTGGGGGTACAGGTAACGCTAAGACAGGAGCTATGTACGCAGGGCTTAGTATCTTTGGCAATCCAAAAGAGCTAAGCGTTTTTGATGCGACTGATAATGGTATGACAGGGCGTTACTTAGGATTGCATAGTTTGATGCTAGGCATTGATGAGATTAGTAACAAAGACGGTAAAGTGCTTTCTCAGTTAATCCACAAAATATCTCATGGCAAAGCTAAGATTAGGATGCAGGCTTCTGTTAACGCAGAACGTGAATACGAACAGTCCGCCGCTTTGATTGCGCTTCTTACTAGTAACCGTTCTATTTATGGCAAGTTAGAAGCAGAGTATGCAAACCCTGATGGTGAGGCAGCTCGTGTAATTGAGTTTATGGTTAATAAACCTAATCTATTACAGGGCGAAATGGGTGGTACTTTGGGGCGGCAGATATTTGATACTTTCCGTACTAACTTTGGGCACGCAGGTATCCCCTATGTCCAAGAGGCATTAAGACTAGGCGACAACTATATAGAAGACAGGGTTGGTAGTTGGCGGGATAGGTTTACTAAAGATTTCTGTAATGACAACTCTTACCGTTTTTATGAAAACTTAATTACCGCAGCTATGACAGGTGGCGACATAGCTACTTCTGCTAATTTAATATCTTTAGAGTTAGATCGTGTTTACGATAACGTTGTACAGCGCATGATTAATGTCCGTGAAAATGTGATTAAGGTTAATAAGGTTGATTACGAGTCCATACTCGGTGACTTTATGAATATGCACATACCTAATACCTTAGTTATTAAAGACGGTAAGATGACATACGAACCTAGGGGCCAGCTCGTAGCGCGTTGTGTCTCTGATGAAAGTCTTTACCAAGTGTCTAAAACTAAGTTTAAAGAATACCTACATCTAAAACACATTAACGTGGCTGAATTTGAGGACTACATGAAACAGAAGAATATTTTAATTGACACCAAGAAAGTAAGACTAAGTTCTGGTTGGAGAAGCACAGGTAATCCTGAGAACGTTTGGGCTTATAACTTTAAATCAACTTTACCTGATCTGCCACATGGAACCGACGAAGATAATTGAGCCTGAATGGTTACTGCCATTTGAAAGTATGGACGTGGGGGATAGTTTTTTTATTCCTACCATCCGTCCTGCAGAGTTAATTTATTCTGTTGACTGTGGCGCTAAGCGCGTTGGCATCCGTATAAAGTCTTACGTTACAACGAATGAAGGATATCTTGGTGTGCGTTGTTGGCGTACAGGTTAAGGTTTAATACCGTATGCTTTGAAATCTTCTATTAAGAAATATTTTATAATGTTCTGTTCAAGAGTATTTTCCTTGAGCAATAGAGTTTTGTCTTTAGGCGTGTACGCTTGACTACGACGGATTTCGTTTGCTTCTTGCCGTAGTTTATTTAATTTTCCACCAGATTTGTTGTATATTTCAATAACTACTTCAGCTAACGGATCTTTATCCAATATTCTGAAATAAGTTTCAGGGTCGTTTTCTTTAGTCATATTGAGACGTTGTTGTTTCTCAATAATTTCTTTTTCAAACTTTTTAAACTCACGACTGTCAACGTTAGGAACCGCACCTATAAAGGAACCTAAAAATGGTAAATCAGTTTTAGCTTTAAATTCTTTTGTGCCAGCAACTAAGTAACCCGCGTTAATCATAGAATCAATAACACGTGCAGGACCGTCTATATAGCTGTTGGCAAGAAAATAAAGAGTATTAGGTGATATATCAATTGATCCGCCAGAACGTTTAAATAAATTAGTGGCTATTAGTTTATAAGTTTCTGGGATGTTGTCACCCCCAAGGTATGCGTCGCCCATACGACGGTTAGAGTCGTTATAAATATCTTGCCCAAGACCGTTTTTGTTCATGACAAATTCAACTATAGGACGAAACATACTTGGCGTTAATGAATCTACAAACCATGCTCCAGGATTATCTGTTGCGTCCATTCTAGATACAGGAATTGGCACAAATGAGTCTAACGATATTTGAGTAACAATATTTTGGAACGCCCCTCCCATTGACTGATGCCCACTTATTACACCTGCAAACTGTGAACCTGCAGCTAAAAATGCGCCATTTCCAAAGCCCCATGGTAGTTGAAGTGGAGTCTCAAACCCTGGAATATAAATACGCCAGAAACGAGACCATTGATTCATATCATCGTTCATGACTTTATTTCTACCTAAATCATCTTCATCTGCCATCATTAAAGCCATGGCGTATGCAAAAGCACCCGCACCCATCAAAGCCGTAATCATGTAACGGGCTGATTTTTGTTGGAAAGCATAGTTAGCTTTAAACTCTGCTATGGCTTGAGGATCTTTATATACTCTAGGACCGCCTTTTACTTGTTCGTAAGCAAAAGCTCCTTCATTAGGAAGTGTATCAATTATTTTATTTAATTTTGAAAACGCTGGCGCTACAGACTCAATGGCACGTACAGCACCTGTAGCAGCTGGACGGAAGAACATAAAAGCTGCACCCATTTCTTTACCGTACTTACCTACTTGCTCAAAGTTAGCTAAGTTTTTAGCGTAAGCAGCGGCTTTTGTTCTAGCACCTTCTTCAGTGAGAGTCTTGTCTCTAGCCTTAAAGTTTTGTTTAGCAATAGCATATGCCGCAGAACGGCTAGACAATTCAAACATGTTAGTCCAAATATCTATGACTCTATTTAACTGATCTACTTTCGTCATAATGCCACTGCGCCCTACTTCTTTAAATAGTTGTTGGGCAGTAGACTTAAGAGATATACCTTGCAGATAGCTAACTAAACCACCTTCTTCTATAAACTCCACCATTTCTTTATAGATTGGGTCTTTTTCAGCATACTCTCGTATTTTGTTGTAGTCTTTAGTTTCATATAGTTGTGCAAGTTTCATACCTTTACGCAAACTATTACCTATAACTACTTTGTTTGTTATCTGCCCAATAAAACGAGCGGCTTCCTGTGGCCCCATTTGTGCGCCAAGTGTCCAAGCATTGGTTAACGCATCACGCACAAAGTTAAGAGGCGCAAAGTTATAGTTATAACGGGTATGCATCATACCTAAACCGCTTGTAATCTGGTTAGCAAGATTAGTTAGCGTATTAGTATCTGTATAAGTACGGCGAATGGCTTCTCGTTTTGCTTTGTCTCTAATTACAATTACGTCAATACTACCGTCTGGGTTGTAATGAAATATAGTATTGTCTTTGGGTAGAGCATCTAAAACACTTTTATCTTGGCGCTCTTCAAACGTAATATTTCTAAGTACTTCACCTTCCAAAAGACCTTGTCCTTTTGGATTAAATTTATTTGCATTAACAGAGTTCTTAATAGCTTGAGTTAAATCAACACGTCCTGCACGCATTGCTGCACGTACAGCATCTGATAGCGACTGTAGTACTGGGTTGTCTGACACAGACATACGACCATCAAATCCATACGCAACTTCTTGTAACTCTTTACCTAACTTTGCCCCGTCAAAATCCATCATTTCATCGGCTTCAGAGTGTTTATCTATACCTTTTAAAGGCACATAATTATTAAACCCATAAAAAGCTACGCGATTGCTAACCGGTTGAGACCAGTAGTTTGCAGATTGGTTAAGCCCAGTTGTAATTTTGTGTAGCTTCTGTTGGTTAACTATGATCTCATCTATTAAAGCTTTTATTTTAGGGTCTAAATTATCGTATTCATTTTTACGCTCAGCAGCTGCGGCGGGACTTAGACCGGTTGCATTGTATATTTCGTTATTAGGATCTATTGAATCTCTTTTAGCTCCTGGACTAGAGCCTGCCAATGTTACATATTTAGGATTAGGTATTTGATTACCGTTAGCATCGGTAGTAAAAATAATATTGTTAAGTTGTTTTCTTAAATCTTTAGCTTGATCTTCTGTAATAGTTCTGGTGTTTAAAATTTTTATAATTTGATCACGGCGATCAGCAGCGCTAATCATAACGCCATTCTGAGGTATGTCTTTTACAGTAGACAGAGGCACTGATAGTATGTATTTAACTAGACGACGCTCAGGATCGTGCAGTGCCTCCATAATACGATGTAACGAATCTAAAGTATCTTTTGAATCTATACCAAGTTCATTAGAAAGTTTAATAACACCGTTGTTTATCGCTTCATAAGTTTCTTGTACGGTGTCATAGAAGATATTCTTAGCTCGTGAGACAGATAACGTTAACTGTCCGTAGATGTTGTTAATTTTATCTTTACCGTCGTATTGAATCTTTTTAGCTAAAGCTAAAGTATCTTCCCAAACTTTTATTGCATAACGTTCATTTTGCAGTGCGGTAGCAATACGTTTCCAACCTTGTTTGGTAAAGAATAAATTTTTAATGTAGTTTAAGTCTTTAGGTTTGTACTCGTCTTTTACGCCATAAGCAGAGTTTTTATAATCTTTTAAGAATATTTGACCGTCGGTTCTTAAATCATCTCCTACTTTTTTCAGATAAGAAACTTCTGTGCCACGTATACTTTTGCTAGGTAGCGAAATAAGCTGGGCTAAATCTTCAGCTATTTCTTTAAATGCTACACCCTCACGAGGATTACTAATACCTAAAGCAGCTGCTATGCTTTTAACAATTGTAGTAAAAAAGTTTTCTTTAGGGGTATAGGGCGTGGGTGATGACATTAATGCTAAATCCATTTGAAACTGTGAGTTACTCCAAAATTCAGCCGCAAATTCTTTAAGGGACTCAATGTTGTATTTTTTGCCGAATTTAGTTAAAGCAACTTTGTGATTTTGTTTAAGTCGATTTAGCGCTGCCCTTACGTCTCGTACAACTGGGGCAGGTTTATTAAATTCTTTAAGTAGTTCTCTTCGTTGTGCGACGGCAGCGGCAACTTCTGTTTCATTCTTTTTATCGGCTTTTAGTTTTTTTATCTTTGCTTCTAAAGCTTTAATTTCTTTATCTAATTCTGTGCGACGTGCCGAATCTTTAGCAGCTTGGTCTTCTAATGACTTAATAAATGCAGCTTCGTTGTCAAACACATGGTCAAGGGTTGCGTGAGACACTTCGTGCATGACTGTCTCAGCTAATGGGCGCGCCCCGGTGTAACCGTCTTTATTAGTACCTTTTATGGTAATAGTGTTTGTCTTGGGGTCAAACTGACCGTCTTCGTTAGCTTCTAACTTACCAAACTTAATCTTAGTTTGTATTTGGAAATCAGTTAGTATGTTTAAAAATTGATTTGCAATAGTGCCCGTCATGCGGTCATTAAGCGTACGGTCCTTAATTGTGTCTAGTATGCTGTCTTTACTTAGCGTTAAGTCATTATTAACAATAGCTGACTCTATTTTAGATACAAGCTTAGACTTTCTTTCTTTAGCCTCAGCTTGAACTTCTTTGGTTACTTTTTTCCGCTCTTCGGCACGGGCAGCAATGCGCTCAGCTTTGGCTTTTTCTTTTGCCTCTGCTTCTTCAACGCTAAGTTCAGCCTCTGCAAGCTGCTCTTTAACATCTTTAATAACTTGCTTTTCTTGTTTCTGTCTGTACGCTTCCGTACGGCGGTCGCCGGCGGTAGTAATTTTATTGTCTCTAACAGCCGAAATAATCTCTAAATCAAGTATGGCTTCGGTCATCATGCCAAACTTAAGTGCATCATCTACATTTGCTGCGGCTTGCTCTGCTATAAAGACTTGTCGATCTTTACCTGCATTAATTCTTGCTTGACCACCTTCCTTTACCATTTGAGCTTCGGTTTTGGTGCCAATGTTCTTCTTAAATAAATCCAGCACCTCTTGCTCAGACATAAACTCAAGCGGTTTTTCCTGGGAGTATTTAACTTTAGGAGCATCTTTAATTACAGACAAAGCTTCTTTAATGACTTTTTCGCTCTTGCCATCACGAGTCATTTGTGCCCGTTTAGTTTCACGATTAGCTTTACGTTCTTTGTTAAGCGCGTCTATCTCTGCATTTTTAGCAGTTTGACGCTCAGCCATTACTTGTTTGATTTCTGGCAGCACCATTTTTTCATAGGCAATACTGTCATACAAGTCATATGCTTCGTCAAAAGCAGCAGCTTCAATCCCCGCCTCTATAGCATCTTTTGCAACAACGTTTTTATTTTTCTTGGCAAGTGCTTGGCTTTGCTTTGCAATTTGCTCAGGGGACTTATCAGAATAGTAGCTATTTTTGTTTAAGAAGTTGTAAGACGATGGGTCCTCTGTTTCAGTGTCTTTTGGACCACGCCATTTAATTGGTTTAGCTACCTTCTCTTCCTTAAAGACGTCACCCTGCACCCCTTCTTTAGTCTTCTTACCAATGTCACCTAGTTTTTCAGGGGACGACAATAGCTTACGGATGTCTTCAAAAGCACTTACCTTAGTAACTATTTCATCACGTTTTGTTTGAGCGGCGGGTGTGGTTACTTCGGGAACAGTTACTTCGGGCGTAACTTCAGCGGCAACTTCTTCTACAGGAGGCGTAACTTCAGCGACAACTTCTTCTACAGGAGGCGTAACTTCTTCAACTGGTTCAACGGCAGCTTGTTCTGCTTCTAACGCAGCTTGTTGTTCTGCGGCTAGTCTTTGTTCTTCTGCTAAGCGTGCTTGTTCTGCGGCTTGGGCTTGAGCTTCTGTAGCTAATCTTTGTTCTTCTGCTAAGCGTGCTTGTTCTGCGGCTTGGGCTTGAGCTTCTGTAGCTAATCTTTGTTCTTCAGCTAAACGTGCTTGTTCTGCGGCAGCGGCATCTAGTGCAGACTGCTGTGCTCCTGCTCCGTCTTCAATTGGGCTGACAGTACTCGTAGTGTCAACCACTCCAGGTCGTCCATCTGCGGCAATTCCTGCGGGGGGTCCTCCTGCTTCGGGTCCGCTAAGAATTTGAGCGCCATCTCTAGTTGTTGTAGTGTCAACTTGTTGAGTAACATCTTGACCTCCTCTAAGTGCATTAATACTTGCTTGTTGTCTAGCTATTTTATTTTTTGCGGCGGTTTTAGCTTTATCATTTGCATACTTATTATTATCTAAGTTATTTTGTATTCTAACGTTGTCGGCTTCCAACTCTGCAATTTGCTTTGCCTTCTCATCACTAGTTTGTACACTAATTGTTTCGTCTGCCTTAACAGGAGGGGCAGGGGGTGGTGCCATATCTTTTTGTAGTAATTCTCCAGACTCATTAATAACAGGAGGTAACAAACTTTGAAGCTCTGCATCACTTATTGTGGGTGGTGGGGGAGGCAAGTTTTGGAAGGCAGCTTCCTGATCTTTTACTTCTTTACTCTTAGTTTCGTCTGATATAGTTTTTGTAGGAGCGTCTGGTCCACGAACAGCGCCAACAGTCGAGCCAACTAACGCACCAACTGCAGCATCACGAGCCGCAGCGCCAAGAACACCTTCAAACGTGCCGACCTCAAAGCCTTGTTTCTGTAACGCACGGTTGATAGCAAGTTGTTCTTGTCCAGCTTGCGCTCCTTCTAATGGGGCTTCGGCAAGAGCCGCTTTGCCCATACGGGGTAGTAGGTTAGCATTTAACTTAGCAGCTGCACCGGGAGTTAATAAATTCTCAACACCAACCCTAGCAGCTACGCCACCCAGTGCAACGCCACCCATAATGTCTAAGAAGTTAGCCCCTAGATATTCCTGAGCCTGTCTAGCTTGTCTATCTGCTTCTTGTTCACTAGTGCCAGACTTAACTAATTCATTCTTAACGTTGTCGTATAGAGAACCTTTTACAGCACCGGCACCTTGCACTGCACCAACTGCAGTGTTAACAGCTCGAACTGTGGGGGCTGCTAGTTTACCAATTGCACCAATAATACCTGTACCAACATAAGGAACAATAGAGCCAAGTCCTTGGGCTAATGCTTGTACAGGAGCCTCTGCAACACCTGCAAGGAAAGTGCTAATTTCATCTTTACCAGTCTTAGCGGCTTGCTGCTGTAGCTTTTCACGCCTAGCCATTTCTGCTTTGCGCTCTGGTGTATAAGCCTCGCCAAGAGTTTTTTGCACTGCACCAAGTTGAGAAGAGACAACGTTTTCTGCACCGAATGCATCGGTAATTGATTTAACAGAACCAACAACACCTTGGCTTAATGCAAGCGCAGTATCTTTTAGAGAGAACCCTGCGTCAACGGGAGGTGGCGCTGCTTCTTTTTTAACGTTGGGTAGTATGTCACGTTCAATAGCATTAATAATGTCTGCCTGAGACATACTGTCAGGAAAGTTAACTTTCCCAACGCCGGGTACATTTACAGACGGCATGTTTAAGTTTTAGGAATATAAGTAAAAGTACCGTCTTTATTTTGAGTTAACCCTCCACCCGGTGCGGTAGTGCTAGATGTGTTGTCTACAACACGCTCTTTTCTACGTTTACTAAAGTCTGCTTCAAACTTTTGTAAAGCTTCTTCTGCATCTGCTACTCTTTTTTGCATAGTAGGATTTTTAGCATAATCTGGAAGTTGTTTAAACCTTAAAGCCTTTACATGGTCTTTATACACATCACTGTTTTTTACTTTATCAATACCTTCTTCAATTTGACGCTCAAGGTTTCTTTCTTTAAGGTCAGATATAGGACCTGCAGTAATTTGAGCTGCTTTAATTTTAGCGGCAACAGTTTTATCAGTATTATATATAGATTGATGATACGCAAGAAGTTTGCCAACCGCTGTAAATTGATTTTTAGCGGTTTCTGCAACAACTTTTTCAGCTGCATCATAATTCCCTGATTTTTCTAAACGCGCTGCTTTATCAAGATCAACTAAACCTTTATCAATCTCTCTAAAAAGTTTTCCTTTTTCTTTATCACTAGCTACAAAAGTAGGTATTGTATTTTTAAGTGCTGTTAAAGCAGCAAAAGCAACATTGCCAGGGGTAGTTGCCATTTTTGCAAAGAATAAAGCCGCGTTCATATTAAACTCACGATATTTTTCGTCTTGTATATTACTTTTTGCAGACATCAACCTAGCACGTTCTTTTTGCACAGAATCATCTGGACCAAGATATTTTTCTTTTTTAGCAATTTTTTCTTCTACAGTTTCTGGAGTTTTACTTAAATATTTTCCAAAAAAGTCTTTTAACTCTGGTGGTAGACTATCTAAAACAGATTTAGCATCAGGTGCAGCAGCGGCAGGTCCACCGGCAGGGGCAGCGGCAGGGGCAGTTTTATTAGCAGGGGCAGCGGCTGGGGCAGCGGCTGGGGCAGTTCCACCAGGAGGCGCTACAGGTGGAACACTGGTTATAGCTGCAGGGAGGGGAGCACCTTTAACAACTGCATTAGGTTTATTAACTAAAGCTGCGTCATAATCAATTTCAGACTGTCTTGCTTCTGCATTTAAAACTTTAGCGCTATCAGCACTTGCTCTACGCCTTTGTGTAGCTTCTAAATTAGGAGCCATTGAACTATAGTCCCCAGGGATATAAGGCGTGTCAATTCCTAAAGAACGGACACCTCTATTAACTGTGTTATATGCGCCACTTAAAGCACGACCAGGCAAAGTTAAAACATCTTTTTGTAACGCTGAAGCATAATCTCCAATAGCTCCAAGAGTTTCTTTTGTTCCAGCTCTGTCTCTAAGTGTTTGCGGATCTGTTTTTTGTTTGTCTTTAACAACACCTTGGTTGTTCTCTTCATCTGGATTTTTAAACGCAATAATCCCACCACCAGCTTTACCTACCTTATCACGTAGAACTTCTTCAGCTAACTCTTTTGCTATTGGACTAGAAGTTTCTTTAATGTAGTCTCTAAGATCATCAAGACTCATATCGTAGAGTTTGCCTTTTACTTGACTACCTACGCTGTACGATTTGATACC